GCCAGCCCGTTGACCAGCGTGGCGATCACCGGCAAGACGGCCTGCAGGATCGGGCCGCCGGCCTGCGCGAGCGCGGCGAGCACCGACCCAAGCGCCGCCAGCGTGTTCGACAGGGAAGGGCCGATCGCCGAGAACGCCTGACCGGCGGCCTGGGCGGCCGGGGCGAGGTTGGTGAACAGCTGCCCGATCCCCTCGCCCGCGCTCGCGAGCAGATTGCCGAGCCCGTGGACCACCGGACCGGCGGCCTGGATCGCGGTCACGAACCCGGGCATGGCGCCGGTGACGAACGCCGACACCCCGTCGGTGAGATCGGTCAGGTACGGGCCGATGGTCGCGAAGATCGTCCGGATCTGGGGCAGGATCGAGTTGAACGCCTGCCCCAACTGGCCGGCGATCTGCTTGAAGTAGGGGATCAGTGGCGCCGCGGCCTGGGTCAGCGACGTCTTGACGTGGTTGCCCAGCTGCGTGAACGACGCCTTGATGGCGGCGTTGTCCTTGAGCACCATCGCGGCGAGCCCGGCGAACGCCAACGGCAGCGCGGCCAGCGCCCCGCCGGCGACCAGCGCCCCCGCCGAGGCGACGGCGCCGAACATCGCGAAGTAGCGCGTGAGCTGCAGGATGCCGGAGAAGTTGCTCTTGACCTGGTCGCCGACCCACGAGAGCGCGGCCTTGACCTGCTGCCCCATCCGCTCCGAGCCGGAGCGGATCCGCTCGTTCTGCTTCTCGGATTCGTCGGCGGCCTGCCGCCACTTGCGGACGAAGTCCGAGATGTCACCGATGAGCTTCGCGACGACGGGCGGGAGGTACTCCGACACGCGGCCACCCCCGATCGATCAGGTTCCGTGTGCCGGACAGGCGTTCTGCTATGGCGCGAGGCCGCGCGCCCAGGCCCGGTAGAACACCGCGTTCGCCTCGCGCTGGGTCTTCTCCCGGGCGGGCTTCATGTACGGGTACGGCGGCTGCTGGTAGCGGCGGCCGAGAGAGTCGACGCCGTAGAACCCGAGCTCGAGCCGACGCGAGTACGGCGTGCCCGGGGCGACCTCGACAAACCAGCTGTAGGCGCCCGCGCGGCCCTCACGGCGGGGCAGGATCGACCGGCGGAGCGTCCCGGAGACCACGCCGGGCCCGCCGGCGCGGTACGGGATCAGCTCGCCCTTGCGGTTGCGGCGCGGGATGCCGACCCGGGCGGGGCCGGACGCTTCCCGCTTCGCGTAGTTGGTGAGCCGCACGGCGAGGTCCCGCACGGCCTTGCGGGTGACTTCCTCTTCGTGGGCCACCATCGTGTACAAGGTGGCGCGCAGGACGTTGTCGCCCTCGAACACGATGGTGGCCACGGCGTCACCTCTTCTGCGCCTTCTTCTGCACCTCGGCGCGGGCCTCGTGCTCGACGCGCTCGAACTCGAACGCCCACGACACGAACTCGGCCGGCAGCGCGTCCACCTGGTCGGGGTGGGTGAGGTGGAACATCTTCATCAGGCGGTAGGTGTCGTAGCCCTCCGGCAGGGTGAGCCGGGGGTCCGGCCCGTCGATCAGCGCGACGCGGAGCCTGCGGAGGGCGGCGTAGGGGACTTCTCGTCCGGATCCGGGCCGAACTCCGGCATGAGGATCTTCCGCAGCTGCTCGCTGGCCTTGGCCAGCACCGCGGCGTCCTCGGCGGGGACCTGGTCGAGGTTCTCCGGGACGTGCAACGGGATCTGCAGGACCTCGCTGGTGCGGGTGCCGGTGTCCTCTTCGAGCTCGGTCACGTTCCACGAGGCGATCGCGACGGTGAGGACGGCCTCCTCAAGGCCGCCCATCACGGCGCCGAGGTCGACGTCCACGTGTCCGTTGAGGTCGGCGTTCATGCCGAGCTTCTTCAGCACCAGCTTGCGGTGCTTGTAGGTGAGGCCGCCGGGTTCGCGCAGTACGTACACGAACCCGGACGGGCCGGTGATCTCCTGGGTCATCTTCTCGCGCTCCTGATTGGACAGTTGTTGCGGTGGTTACACGTAGGTGCTGGCCGGAAGAGCGTTCTTGAGCAGCACCTTGCAGGGGCTGTAGCCGCCGGACGCGCCGGCGTCGGTGACGTTGCCGATCGCCTTGCCGCCCGCGGCGAGCTCGATCCAGCTGTTTCCCTTGTCCTTCTTGACTTCGTCGTAGTTCCAGCCGGTCATGGTGACCTGCAGCTGCACCGCGGACGCTCCGGCGCCGGTGGCGTAGTTGAGCACCAGCGGCTGAGTGGTGTTGTTCAGGAAGTCGGTGAGCGGCTGCTCGTCCTTCGCGATGAACTGGATTTTCGGTTCGAGGGTGATCGGGCCGACGTGCACCTCGTAGGGGTTCTGGCTGTTCTGCGCGGTGAAGATCGCTTCGGAGTTCGACCGCTTGAACGCCAGCTCGACGGACTTCACGTTCGGCGCGGACACGCCGCCGATGGTGGCCGTCAGCGCCCACGCCGGAACCGGCGGCAGCGTGCTGAACGACGACGTCGGCGCCGACGCGGTGGCGCCGGTCCAGCCGATCGCCTTGCCCTCCCACGTGAGCAGCTCGGCGGCGTCCCACTTGAGCGTCAGCTCGGAGAACCGGCACGACGCGTACTGCCGCGTGGACAGCGGATCGGTGTCGGTGAGGGTGTAGCTGGTCGGCTGGCCGTTGCCGGAGTTCAGCAGCGCCATGGTGTGCGTGAACGGCGCCGACGCGCCGGTGGTCGCGACGTCGCCGAGCATCCCGGCCAGGAACCAGCCGACGGTGTCGGCGTAGACGTTGCCGCCGAGGGACAGCTCGGCCGACTGCACACCGGCCTGCACGCCGGTCACCTCGACCATCGACCCCTTCCACGAGTCGTCGTACAGCTTGACGGGCTTGTTCTCCGGCTCGAGCTTCTTGACCGGGATGAAGGCGGTCGCGGCCACCGGAGCACCGGTCGCCGGCTGGGTTTCTTTCGCGATGCCCAGGACTGTCTGGTACGTCGACGCGGTGCTGCCAGTGGACACGGTCGTTACTCGCCTTCGGTCTCGGTGTGCTCGGTGCCGTCCCCGCCGTCGTTCTCGTCGGCGGCCTTCGGCGGCTCGACGCCCTCGAGGAACGGGCCGTCGGGCTGGGTGAAGTGCTCGATGATCGCCTTGCGGGTGGAATTGTCGGCGATCTCCTTCGGAACGCCCATGTCCTTGGCGTACTTGGTCCACTCGGCGGCGGACGCGGCCAGGTTCGGCTGCTTCGGCGTCTCGACGGGCGGCTCGTCGTCGCCCTGGTCGCCGGTGTTCTCCGGCGGCTCGGTCGCCGCGGTGGCCGTCGGCTCGACGTCCTCGGTGACCTCCTGGAAGTGCCCGTCCGCCGGCGGGCGGCCGTCGAGCCGGACCACGTCGCCCGGGGCGACGCGCAGACCCCACGCGGGGTACTCCATCTCCTGCGGGCCGGTGAATTCGTAGGCAGTCGCCATCGCATTTCTCCTGTTCAGGTGGCGTACTCGTAGGAATCGACGGTGAACTTGATCCCCGTCCAGGCACCGAATGTGTTGCCCTCGCCGTACCGCTCCGGCCGGCCGCGCTCGACCTCGAGCTTCGCCACGGCGGCCTGGATGATGTCCGTCGGCGGGTCGGCGGTGCCGGTGCCGAGGCGCGGGTCCGTGCGGAGCCGCTGCTTGACGCCGGTGATGATGTTGTCCAGGCGTCCCTGTGCGGCGATCGCGTCGCCGCTGATGTCCTGGAAGAACAGCTCCAAGGTGACGTCGTAGGTGCACACTCGTCGGCCCCCTGCGCCGTCGAGCGAGATGTCCTCGTCGGACTCGCGCTCGAGGAACACCACCCCGAAGCACATCACCAGCGCGCCCGGCGCGAGCAGCGTGTTCCAGTCGATTTCGCCCTCGTCGAACGGCGGCGAGCGAAGCACGATCGCCAGGTTCGGCACCGCGCCGCCGGACAGGTACGAGGCGACCGCGGCCCGGACTTCCTCCGCCGTCCCGGCCGGGGCGGTCACGGTGCCCGCCGCTCGAACCGCAGCGCCAGCTGGCGCGCGCGCTCGAGGTCCGGGCCGAGCTGCGCGTCGGTCGTCTGGTCGACGGTCGCGGACTGGCCGGCCAGGACGAAGCCGCCGGACTTGCGGTCCTTGATGTAGTGCGACGTCGCGAGGATGCACGCTTCCTTGGCGTCGCCTTCGACTTCGGTGAACCCGGCACCGGCCGGGAACGCCTCGGTGAGCGCGGCGAACAGCGGCACCACGGCGGAGCCCGGCGTGTAGGTGGTGGACACCTGCGCGTCGGCGACCCGGGCGCCGTCGATGAGGCGCAGGAACGCGCCCGGCTGAATCCCGGTCGGATCCTCGACGGTGACCGTGGTGGCGCCGATGGCGGCCTGGACGGCGAGCCGGGTGGTGAACCAGCCCGCGGTGTACATCCACGACGCGAACACGCTCCCGCCGATCGGCGTCGCGAGCATGTTCAGCGAGCCGACCCACTGGACACCGGTGACGCCGGTGGTGAGGAGTACGCGGTTCTCCTCGACGAAGTAGCTGCTCCTCGGGATCGGTATCGCCATCGCGGTGAGGTTGCTCGGCGTGGCGCCCCAGGCGAACGCGTCGATGCTCTTGACGCGGTCCTGGTAGGCGCGGAGCACGAAGTAGCCGTCCTTGATGCGGACCTTCTCGTTCTGGGTGGCGGAGGTGGCGTACAGCTTCTGCCGGGCGGTGTTGTCGAGGAACGTGGACGCGCGCTTGATGATCGCGGCGAGCTCGTTGTCCTGATCGGCCTGCGTGCCGCCGGGGACGAGGTTGTTCGTCGCGAGCGCGGTCGGTGCGGCCCGGTATTCCTCGATCGTGAGGTAGGAGCCCTTGAGGAACGTGGCCACGTCAGCCGCCCTCGGGTGTGCAGGTGCCGCCGCACCGGCCACACCGGACGAACAGCGCCTTGAACCCGCACTTCCCGCACACGCGTGCGCGGCCGCCCACGCGCACCCCGGCGGTGGTGGCTCCGGCTTCGCGCAGGGCGCGGGCGTCGTGCGCGTCGACGGGGGTGACGGTGCCGTCGCGGCCCGGCTGGTAGCGGCGGGTGAAGCCGTCCGGGCGGCGTACCTCGGTCTGGATCACGGGCAGCAGAAGACGATCGGGCACGGGGACACCGTCCTTCCGGGACGCTCGGGGGGTAGGTGTGGCGGGTGCGCTCGCGAGCGCGTTCGAACGCACCCGCCACGGCTCAGCCCTGCCCGATGCCGGTCAGCGCGCCCTGCCACGCCGGGGCGTGGCAGAAGAACGTGCCGTACCAGTACGAGCTGGTGTCGTAGGTGAACTGGATGACGGGCCAGTTCACGCCCATGTAGTCCTGGACGTTGCGGTATTCCCAGCAGCTCGACACGTTGCTGTTCGGGAACGGCAGCGCGTTGGTGAGGATCGGCGCGATGCCCTGGGGCAGGTACGGGTGCACCTCGAGCCCGACGAGCTTGCCGGTGACTTCGTTCTGCAGCCCGGTCACGATCGAGCCGAGCTTGTGGCCGCCGAGGCCGTCGGCGTCGATGGTCAGCCGGTAGCCGTTCGGGTTGCCCTGGCTGATCAGCGCGTCGGACAGCTGCTTGCGGTCGTTGCCGTTGAGCAGCACGTCGTCCGGGTTGGCCAGGTTCTGCTGGTACATCGCGGCGAAGGCGGTCTGGAACTCCGCGCCCGGCTTCGCCGTACCGAACAGCGCACCACCCAGGTTCTTCACGTAGCCCGCGTTCGGGCCGGTGACGATCGGGATGATGCCGTCGTACCCGATCGCCTGCGCGCTCGTGTTCGACGCGTACAGCGCGTTGTTCGCCGCCGTGCCCGATGTCGGCATCGCGCCCTGCAGCACGAACGAGCCGGACACCGTGCCGTAGTAGAACGCGTTCGCGGTCGTCGGCGAGCCGTTCGTCGAGACGAACACCAGGAACCCGGTTGCGCCGGCGGTGTTCGGGACGGTGACGGGCAGGACCTGCCCGGCGGTGACTGCAACCCCGGCGCCCGCCTGCACGGGCGGCGCGTAGCCGAAGCCGGTCGTGGCGACGAGCCAGACCGTGAGGGTGTTCGACGCCGTGATGCCGACCTCGGACCCGGCCGCCGCACGAGCGGCGCCCATCACCCCGGTAGGGCTCGTGATCGTGCCGGAGTAGCCGTTGCCGACCGTGCCACGGCCGTACACCGTCATGCGCTCTTCCGCCAGCATCGAGCTGTACAGCACGCTGGTCTGGGACAGCTGGCGGACGTCCTCGAAGCCGACGCCGGCGAACTGCGCCGACCAGGTCACCTCGTCGGACAGGCCGAACTGGAAGTAGCTCGCCTGCTGGTCCTGACCGGCGTAGGAGATTTTCGGGCCGCGGTTGAACCACTCGGCGTTCGCGCCGCCGGGCGGTCGGAAGTCCGTCTGCACGGAGTCGGCGATGCCGGGGTGCAGCTGCGCCAGGCCGGCGGTGGTCTGCGCGTTGGTGATCCCGGTGATCTGCTTGTACTTCAGGGCGGTGCCGACGCCCTGCGTGCGCGGGAACCGGTTGCGGAGCGGCGTCTCGACCGGCACGAGGAACTCGGCCGGGGCTTTGAGGTCGAACAGGACCAGGCCGGTGCTCACCGGGCTGGTGAGGCTGATGTCCTTGGTGATCTCGTCCTGCGCGCCGAGCGCCGCCGTCAGCGAGCTGAGCAGGTCGTCGTTCCCGATCGCCTTGTTGATGGTGCTCTGCTGGAGCAGGTTCCGCATCTGGTCGACGTGGGAGACGGTCTTCTCGACCTGGATCAGCTGGCCGCCGGACGTCTTCTCCGCGTGTGCGACGCGGAGGTTGCCCTTGACGGTCTGTCCGGCGTTGTCGAGCTGCGCCCACGGCACGGAGCCGAGGGACTTCTTGTAGTCGTCGAACCTCTTGCTGAGGGCGACGGGGTCCTTGCGGACGTCGCCGAACATCTGCTCGACGATCGTGGGTGTGGTGCTCACGAGGTGGTGCTCCCTTCGAGGGTGAGCAGGTCGGCCTGGGCCTCTTCGAGGCGCTCGCGGTAGCCCTGCTTCAGCAGGCCGGACGATGCGTCCACGGCCTTCTGCAGGTGCTCGACGGTGGCGCGGAGGCCGTCGGCCTTCTGCGTGATGGCGGTCTGGCCGGGTGTGCGAGTGCGCGCGGGTCCGCCGGGGATCGGCGTGGCCTTCACCTCTGCCAGCTCGGCCCCGAGCGTCTTGATGCGCTCCTCATAGGGCTGCACGGCCTTCGTGATGGCGTCCTCGATCATGGACGCGACGTCGCTCTTGCTGATCGTGACCGTGCCCTCGGCGGGCTCGGTCGGCTTCTCGGTGCCCTCGGTCTTCTCCGTGGACGTGTCGGTGGCCGGGTTCTCCTCGCCGCCGGTGGCGGCGGGCTGCTCGGTCTTGGTGGTGTCGGCCTCCGGGGCCGGGGTGGTGCCGGCGGCCTTCGTGCCGTCGGCCAGCTCGATGGATGCCACGGGGGCCGCCTCCTGGTTGGTGTCGAACGGGTTGGTGGTCTCGCCGCCACGGGCTTCCTTGAGCCACCAGTACATGACCATCCGGAGCGCCTGGAGCAGGTCCGAGACGTCCATCAGCTCGTTCTGGCCGGACGCGAGTTCGTCGAGCTCGGCCTTGATCAGCGCGATCAGGCCGTCGCGGACGGCGGCGATGTCGTTGGGGTCGTGCACCTGCTGGCCATCCGCCTTGGACAGCAGCGCGACCGCGGCCGCCGAGTCCGGGATGTCGGCAACCGGGCGGAACACGCCGGTGACGCGCTTCTCCACGGCGACGGTCGGTGCGGGCGTCGGGGCCTTGCCGAGCGTCTTGAGCAGCTCGGCGAACTGCGTGGGCGTGAACGTCGGCTCGTCGGTCTTCTCGACAAGCTCCGGCTCGTCGACCGTCTGCAGGTCACCGGCGCTGTCGGTCTTCGCGATCGTCAGCGTGCACCGCGGGTTCGCGGGCCGGTCCACGAGGGACACCTCGTAGATGTCGCCGTCGACGATCCGGCCGCCCTTCGCCGCCTTGTCCACCACGACGCGGCCGCCGCGGGCACCGAACGAGAAGCCCTTGAGGACTCCCGCCTCGACCTTCGCCACGCTGATGGGGTCGACGACGCGGGCGCGGATGTGGTGGCCCTCGTCCTTGGGCGTGTACTGGATCGCCACCCCGGCGGCGCGCTTCGGGTCGTGCTGCTCCCGGATGTTCCCGCCGGACTTGAACCAGGCGGGCATGGCCTTGGACAGCCACCCGGGATCGCAGATCTGCTGGTCGCGGTCGATGCCGGAGTCGGTGGCGATGCCCTCGACGAGCAGCGTGCCGTCAGCCAGCTTCTCGTGCTTGAGGATCGGGACGTAGCCGTGCGCTGTGTCCATCGTGGACGCCTCGCCTTTCTTGTGTTCCTGGCCGGGCCAGACGCCCAGCGCACGGTGATGAAGGTTCGCGCAGTGGCCCTTCGCCACCCGGTCGGACAGTCCGGCCTTCTCCTTGTGGAAGGCCACGCACCGGTCAAAGTCGCCGCCGGTGCCCCACGCGAAGTGCGCCTCACCCCCGGCCGTCTCGGTGGCCCAGTGGTCCAGCGCTTCCTGGTTCCCCTTGCCGCCCTTGGCCATCAGTCCTCCAACGGGTCCAGCGCCGGGAGCAGCGCGCACCGGCACCGCGGATGCACCGGCGGCGCACCGTGCTCAAACTCGACATCGATCGGAATCGGCCCCTGCTCCTCGTTCGCAATACAGAGCGGGCAGACCTTGCCGTCATCGGTCGCCAGGAACTCCACGCGCTCAACGTCGAGACCTCGGTAGATCGAATACGTGGCCGCGGTCATGCCCCGCGTCGTCTCCGTGACCGCGATCAGCTCGGCCTTGGCCGGCGACTCGGTGATGTCCGAGATCGCGCGAGCGACGTCCCGCGCCGACGGCTCGAGGGCGAGCATGTCGGTGATCCGGTCGGCCAGCTGGTCGCCGACCGTTGCCGCGATCGCCTCCCACGTGACCGCGCCCTGCTCGAGCAGCGCCGCCAGGTCGACCGGCACCACACCCTCGGGGACCGGCTGTACGGGTTGCACCGGCGGTGGGGGCGGCGTCTCCGGTGGCTCCCACGGAGCCGCCTTCGCCACCACTCCCACCGCGCGGCGCGCCGCCGCAGCGCCGACCGCCCACGCGGAGCGGTACAGCTCGAGCAGCGGCCCGGGGTCCGGCTTGGTGAGCGCGTCCGCGACGAGTCGCGGCACCTCCCCGGCCCCAGCCTCGATGACCCGCTCAGCGAGCTGGGTAGGGGTCGTGATCAGCCCACGTAAAGCCCGCCCGATCGACGCCTTGTGCTGGGTGACCACCCGCGCGTGATCCAGCAAGCCCTGCTCGGCCTGCCGGAGCTTCGCCTCGCGCGCCGGCACCACCGCCGTCGGCCTTGGCCACGCGCGCCGCCTTCGCGTTCGCCAGGGCCTGTTCGTGGCTCATCCCCTCGAACCGCAGCGACTGGTAATGCATCGCCTGCGCGGGCTTGAGCTTCGCGTCCCTGACCGCCTTCTTGTCCGCAGCGGTCAGGGTGACCTTCCGGCCCTTGTCGTCCTGGAAGGTGCTCGGCTTCTTCGCGCGGGCTCCCGGGGAGTCCTCGGCCAGCTTCCGCTTCGCTTCCCGGATCACGACGTCGTGCGCCTTGGCGTCGGCGAGCGCGTCCTCATGGGACTTGCCCTGATGCCGCGCGATGTCGTACGTGATCCGGGCGCCTGGGGTCAGCTTCGCCGACCTGACGCCCTTCTTGTCGGACTCGGTCGGCGCGACCGGAGTGTGCTTGCCGCCGGGCTTCTTCGGCAGGCCGGGCCCGCCGACGTACACCCAGCCGTGCTCGTAGCCCTTCGGGCCGACCTTGACGATCTCGCCGGCCTGCTCGGCAGCCCACCCTGGATCTACCGTCGCAGTGGCGTTGAGGACGTCACCGACGGCCTTGTCGAGGTGCTCGAACGCGAACGGCCGGGTGGCCTTGCTGCGCTTGGCGAGGAAGCGTCCGAACGCGACCAGCTCGCCGACCGCCTTCTTGGTGTCCTCCTCGGCTCCCTCGTCCGCCTCTTCGTCGGCCGGTATATTCCCGGGCCCTTCGTCCGGCTTCTGGCCCTGGGCCTGCGGATTGACGTGCGCAGCCAACGGCGCGGGGACTGGCTCCGGCGGCTCGAGCGACTTCTCGTAGGCGTCGTCGAGCCACACCGGCCCGGACGCGGTGACGATGAACGGCTTGTCCGCCCATTCCCCGTCGTACCGCGGCATCCCCTGCCGGTCGCGGTCCTCGTTGAACGTCGACCGCCCCGACGACGTCCGGGCCGCGGCGACCTCGTCAGCCGACTTCTCGTCCTCCTGCTCCATGCCGAGGAACTGATGCGTCAGCTCCGCCGGCATCCCGAGGAACCGCCGGGAGATCTGGTTGATGACGTTCGACAGGAACGTGTTCGTCGGCTTGATCGCCTGCCGGTACTTCGTGTCCTGCTGCCCCTCGGAGAACCCCTTGCCGCCGAGCCCGCCCTTCGGCGCGAACCCGATCTCCATCGGGTCCACGTTGAAGTGCGAGATCACGAGCTTGACGAGGAACTCGTCGTAGTCGGGCTTGTACCGCTCGGCCACGTCCTGCGTGTCGACCGGCGACACACCCTGCGGGAGCAGGTGCAGGCCATGCCGGTCGGTGGCGCTGCCGCGGTAGAACTCGTTGAGCACGGTCTCCCAGGCGCGCAGCTGCTCCGGGGTCATGTTTCCGGCGGCCTGGTCGACGGTGAGCCATGTTGTCGGGAGCGTGCCCTCGGTGTACTCCGACCGCATCCACTGCTGGCGGTGCATCCACAGGTCCGCCGACGCGAGCGCCTGCTCCACCGTGGACAGCCCGTACGGCGACCGGGTCCGCGCGGTCTTGACCGCGTAGATCAGCGACCCGGCGTCACCCTCCCAGCTGTCCGCCGGCCCGAGGTCGGTGTACTCGCCGCGGGGAAACCCGTACAGCCACTGCTGAAACGCGGGCGCGGGCGCGGGCGGGCGGTTGCCGCGGGCGTCGAGCAGCGGCTTGATCGTCGACCCGTCCAAAACCTCGAGGGACGCGAGGTCGCCGCCGTAGGTCAGCCGCGGGTAGATCGCCAGCGCGTCGAGGACGAAATGCTCCTCCAACGCCATCGACAGCCAGGTCTCGAACTCGAGGCCGTTGGTCTTGTCGGGGGTCTGCCACCACTCGACCAGCTCCCGGATCTTCGCGGAGTACTTCTCCCGCAGCGCGGCCTTCTCCGCGGGCGTGTTCGCCCCGGCCGCCTCGAGGGCCCGCTTGGTGAGGGTGAAGTCCCAGTCCTGCTGGGTCTGCTCGTCCTTACGGACCTCGATGCAACGCCGGATGATGTCGACCTTGTCCGCGGCCTGGATCAGCAGCGACCACGGGGTGTGGCGCTGCATGTCCCGGGAGAGGTTCCAGCTGACGGGGTAGGCGTAGCGGCGCGGGTCCTGCTGGCCGGTGTCCGGCCGCACGTCGTTGAGCGGGGCGGGGACGAGCGGGACGCCGGGGCCGAACGCGGCGATGAAGTCGGACATCGAGCGCGGCAGCGGCTCGGCTACCGCGACGGCGCCCGCCTGGCCCTGCCCGGTCTGCTGCTGCAGTGCGGCGATCTGCGGGGAGAGGCTCGACGTCTGCGCGCCGGACGGCAGCTGGATTCCGCCCGGGAGGGCGGCCTTGGTGACCGGTCGGTGACCGGCCAGCGGCCGGCGGATCCCACGTGCGCGGGCCACGGTGACTCCCTTCACTTGTTGAGGGCGCCGAAGAACCGGGCCGCGGCGGAGTCGGAGAGCAGCAGGCGCGACAGCGCCTGCGAGAGCGCGTCGACCTGGTCGTCATGGGTGCCGGCCGGGAACGCGGCGGCCTCGTCGACGAGCGCGGGCACCCAGGGGGCGAGTTCGGGGTCGGGCAGGTAGACGTTCCCGGACTCGGCGTACGTCGACACTGCCGACGCACGGGCCTCTTTGGACTCCGTCGGGATGATCGGGATGAGGCCGCCGACGGTGGCGTGGAGCTGGCTGATCACTGCGGCGCCGTTCGCCTTCTCCTCGACGAGCTTGGCGTGTGCCTGGGGCCACTTGATGGTCAGGTTCTTCACGGCCTGGCACGTCGATGGGAAGTCGAGCCGGTCGCGGACCTGGTCGAGCAGGTAGGCGTTCGCGCCCCGGATGCCCCAGACCTGGCCGACGACGTAGTCCGTGCCCTTGGTGTCCTTGAACGCCATGTCCCAGGACTGGATGAGCTGGTCGAAGTCGGCGGCGCGCATCGTGCCGTCGGCCTGCTGGCGTGCCATGGGGGCGCGGTAGTAGCGCCACCATCCGCGCTTGAGCGTGAACCCGTCGGACGGTGCCGGACGCCCCTGGTAGAGCGCGTTCCAGGTGCGTGGCCGGACGTCGGCCTCGATCTGCTTCCAGTCCACGGGCGTGCGGCCGCGCGCGGACTCGAGGTACTCGCCGACCTCGCGGCCGATCGGGTCGACCTGGCCGGCTTCGGGGCGGTGGTCGGCCTGCGCCGGGATGTTGATCTCGGTCCAGCCGCCACCGGCGATGAGGCGGCCGGCGAGGTCGTCCTCGTGCCAACGGGTCATGATCAGCACGACCACCGCACCCGGCGCCAACCGGGTGCGGGCGACGTCGGTCCACCAGTCCCACGCGCCCTCGCGGTACGTCTCGGAGTCCGCCTGTGCGCGGTCCTTGACCGGGTCGTCGATGATCATCACGTCCACCGGGCGGCCGGTCAGGGCGCCCCCGATGCCGACGGAGTAAACGCCGCCGATGTGGCCCTCGAGCTCCCACTCGTGCGCGGCGCTGGTGTCGCCCTTGACGGTGAGCCCGAGCTCGGGATGCTCGGCGAGGTCGTTGCGGATCCGCCGGCCTGAACGGCGCGCCAACCCGAGTTCGTACGACGCGATGGCGATGCGCAGGTCGGGGTTGTGCTTGAGCATCCACGTCGGAAACCGGCGGGCCACCCGTTCGGACTTGCCCTCTTGCGGGGGCATCGACCAGATGACGCGGGTCAGCTCGCCGTCGCGGACCTTCCGCAGGGTCTCGTCGAGCAGCTCGAGCGCCGGCGTCTGGACGGTGCCGGGGTCGAGCTGCTGGGTGAACTGGCCGAGGGTCTGCTCCGGTGCGGGGTTTTCGAGGGCCGCGGCTTCGGCTTCGAGCCGGTCGGCAGCGAGGGCGAGCGCATCCACCACTCACCCCCGCTCGGCTACACCGCCTTGAGGTGCCGGGCGGCGGCCAGCTTCGCCGGGCCGCGGTCGGCCACCGGAACACCGGCGGCGTCAAGGGCGGCGTCAAGGGCCTTGAGGACCATCTCGGCCTGCTGTTCGGCCAGGCGGACCTCTCGCTCGGCGAGCCCGGCCTTGACGGCTTTCATGGCGAAGTCCGCGCACCGGGTGCGTTCCTCGGCCTCGAGTTTGGCCAGGCCGCGGATGGCTTCGCCGGTGGCGTAGATCCCGCCGGTCTTGGAGTCGCCGTAGGTGTTGCCGATCAGCGCGGCTACTCCGCCGGTGGCGAAGATCTTGCGGAGGTCGTCGCGGGCTACCTGCACCGCGGCGCGCTCCTGCACGAAGTCGTCGGCCTCGGCCACCTCGATGAGGTACTCGACCTCATGCGCCTGCTTGAGCCGCTCGGCGGCCTCGTAGGCGTCGCGCAGCAGCTGGCCGTAGAGCTCGACGCGCGCGGCCGACTGCGACACGAGCCGGAGTAGCACCTCGCCCGGGTCGACCTTGGAATCGCCGAGCCCCCACGCTGCCAGTTCGGCCCGGACGAGGGCCTTCTTGGCGACGCGCGGGGCCTTGCCGCCGTGGACGGTGCAGACGGTGCCGCCGCGGATCGGCCAGTTCCCGCACGGCTTGCCGACCTTGTTGTGGCCCCGGCACTTCTTGCGGGTCACGGTCAGCCGCCGAGCACCAGAGCGCCGAACGGCGACACGCCGAGGCCGGCGACCGAGGTCGGGGCATCGGTCTCGACGAGGTCGGCGCGCTGGTAGTCCGGGCCGTCCATGGTGCCGTCCGGCAGGCGGGCGGGGTTGCTGACGTCGGTGACGGTGTAGAGCTTCTCGCCGACGCGGACGGTCTGGCCGGGCTGCAGCGGCGCGTCCATGCGGGCGGTGACGAGCAGCTCGTCGCCGACGTAGGCGCGGACTTCGGCGGTGGGGGTGTCCCACCGAACCGACATGTTCGCCGTCAGGTCGGCGTCCACCTCGGAGTGGGTCTGGACCTTCAGCGTCGACGCGGTGCCGTCTTCGGTGTTCTCGACGCCGACGAGGACGTGGTGAAGGGCCTGGTCGAGGCCGGTGACGTTGACGAGGCGGCCGATGTACTCGGTGAAGCTGGTCGGCTGGAAGGTGCCCGCTTCGGCGGTGAGCTTGACGGTGATCTCGATCATCGGGTTTCCCCGGGCGGGGTGTGGCCGGCGTCCTTGAGGACCTCGTCGGCGGTCTTGACGGAGCCGTCGAGGTCGGAGGTGTTCGCGCGGTGCAGCTCGGCGACGCGGGCGCGGACGGCGCAGTCCTTGGCCTCGATGAGCTTGCGGAGGCAGGCGGCCACCTCGGGGCTGTCGTCGGGCAGCTGGACGAGCAGCGTCTCGGCCAGCAAGGCGAAGCCCTGCGAGACCTCGCGCAGTGCCGGCGGCAGGTGCTCGTAGCCGAACAGTGGCTCGAAGTGGCGGACGCTGGGGTGCCGGTTGGACCAGGCGGACATGGCGGGGCGCTCCTCCCGTGGGCATGAGAAAAGCCCCGGGAGCGGGGCTCACCGGGGCTTGGCAGTTTCGACACTGCACCAACGTGATCAAAGCTAGCTTGGCTGCTGGTCAGGCGTCAACGCGGGGTCTGGTACTGAGCGGCAGTGTCTGGCTCTTGGTGGCCCTCACCGTGATCTAAACGTGACGCTCAACTTCCAAAATAGAAGCTAAGCTTCTCTTATGGAAACCGAGACGGCCACCCCGAAACCCCAGTGCAAGCGCTGCCACCGCACGCTCCGCTCGGCCGACTCGATCGCCCGCGGCTATGGCCGCCACTGCCACCGCCTCCACCGCCAGGAAGAGGCCGCCAAGCTCCTCCTCGCCGCGTACACCGACGTCCAGGTCGAGAAGGTCAAGGAGCTGCTCCGCGACGGCGGCATCGCCCGCGTCGACCGCACCACCTTTCTGGCCGTCGCCTCGAACGGCGTCGACCGCTACGAGGTGTCCACCGCGCACGCCTCGTGCACCTGCAAGGCCGGGCAGAACGGCCGCGCCTGCTACCACCTCGCCGCCGCCCAGCTCGCCGCCGCCTAACCATCCACAAAGGAGACACCATGTCGAACACCCTGACCGTCCGCCGCGGCTCCCGCGTCCTCTACGCCACCCGAGACGGCGCCGGTGTCGGCCACGTCGAGGGCGAGAGCTTCTACGCCGGGGGCGCCTCGTTCGTCTTCCGCTTCGAGGACGGCTCTGTCGGCTGGGCTCCCCAGGGCCTGGCGCGCCTGGTGGCCGTGGACTGGTCCACCACCCTCGTCGAGGACGGCTTTAACAACGTGGGCCGCCTGTGCAACGTACGAGGTGACGGGGCGGCCGGGGAGCCGTGCCGCTGCTGGCACGTGCGGGCCGCGGTGAGCGGCCGCCGCTACCTGGTGGAGCACCTGGACACCGGCGTGGTGCGCCTGGTGGGCTCCCACGAGATGACGAACCTGTACTGATGGCGGCACCTGACGCCCGCGACGAGCTGCTGGCCGCGATGTTCGCGGCCTGGTGCGAGGACATCGACGCCGAGCCGTTCCCGATCTTCGAGCCTGCCCTGCTCCGCGGTGAGCGCTCGCCCGGTCAGGAGCTGTCCCGCTCCTGACCGGACGAGCGCGGGATCTCGGTCCAGTCCTCGACGACGATCACGCGCCGCTTGAAGATCCGGCCGCCGTGCGCCTGCTGGTCCGGTATCCACTGCTCCAACGGGTACATGCGCTCGACCTGGGGAGCCGAGTTGCGGACGAGCATCGCGCCGCTCGTGTACCGCTCAGCGTGCTCGGTGACCGGCTCGGCGGAGGACGGCCGCCATTTCATCGGCGCGGCGAACATGACCGTGCCGCCCTCGTCCACCGTGACCGTCGCGCTGGCGCCCGTCTCGTTGAGGACCGTTCCGGCGTCGCCGTGCAGCTTCGTCCACACGCCAGGCGGGATGATCTGGTCAGGCACGGTCGATCTCCTCGAGTAGTCAGCTGGCGTCATCCTGCCTCACCCAGCAGCGCACCGCGGTACCGCTCGTACGAGGCCAGCGCGTCCGCCCGCCGCACCAGCCGCCGCGCCTTCGTGCCGGCCACCTCCCACCGGTCCTTCCTGGCCCAGTACCAGAGCGTCCCGACCTTGACGCCCAGCTCAGCGGAAAGATGGGCGTAGTCCGCCCACGGGTCGCCGAGCAGGTGCCACTGCTCCCGCGGCCACGCGGTATGGCAGCCGCGACACCGGATCTCCGTATCGCCCGGCCGCACCCGCAGCATCGTCGAGCAGGCAAGCGGCAGCTCACCGCCGTCGGGCAGCTGCTCGACGTCCACGACGACCGGGCACTTACCGATCCGGATCGCCGGCGGGACCATCCGCCGCACGTACTCCAGGCCGTCGATGATCTCGTTCACGGCCTGCGCGAACGCCAGCACCAGCTGGTGGCCCATGAGCCAGTCCCAGTGGAACCGGATCGTCTGCAGCTCACGATCCATCGACACCCGGCCGGCAGGGATGGTGTCGCGCAGCTTGTGGCGAGGGGTGTCGAGGGATCGTTCCTCGCGGATGAACCGCGCCCAGCTGGCCATGGTGGCGAGCGCGGCCGGGTGCTCGCCCACGCGGGCGTACGAGCGCGGGTCGGAGTGGACGAGCAGCGCGTCGACGGCCGGCGACTTCGAGCCCGGCACGCTGCGGGTGCCGGTGCCGTCCGGGCTGCCGCCGGGGGTGAGCTCGTCGACGTCCTGTAGCCCGGCGTACAGCTGGCCGAGGTAGTCGACGGCCTTGCGGCACTGGTCGCTGCAGGCGTGGCAGACGAGCAGGCCGGGCGCGGCCATGACCTGTTCGTCGCCGCGCACGTGGTCGAACGCGCATGGTCGCGGGTTCATGGCGAGCCCCCTTCGGTGGCGTGGCGTTGTAGGAGGGCGTGCTGCGCTGCGTCGTGGACCCGTCCGGCCGATTCGGCGACGGCGGTCAGCGTGTCGACGGTGAGGCGGTCAAGCAGCGCGTCGAGCCGGTCGGGGTCGTTGGCGGCGGCGACCGCGGCCTGCGACGCCTGGACGCGGGACAGCTCGGACAGGCCGTCGGTGAGTTGGCGGGCGATGTGGTCGATGGCGGCGCGGCCGGAGCCCTGCCGCCGCTTCGGCGTCACCGGGCACCGGTCCGGAAGTGGAGCAGCCGACCGATCCCGAAGCCGTGCGGCCCGGACTTCTCGTACCGCAGCGTGCCCTGCAGGACGAACCGCATGATCGCGGCGCGGTCGGCCTCGTACAGTGCGAACGGCGCCGTGTACGTGGGGTTGAGGTCGCGGTCACGCGTGCAGCTGAGCTGTCCGCGTTGTGCCGCGGCGAGCAGGTTGAGATCGCGGTCGGGGTCTCGCTTCCAGCGGCTCATGAGGCACCGTCCCCGAAGAGGCGGTGGAGGGCGCGGGCGAGCCAGCCGGGCCGTGCGGCGTCGGCCGCGCAGCCGGGGCAGGTGGGGCCGGGCGCGCCGAGGAGGTGAGCGCTGGCCGGCCGAGGCTTGCCGTGTGGGGGCACGGTGTTGCCGATCTGGTAGACGCCGGACTGGTTGATCGTGAAGGTGTTGCCGTCGCGCGTGACCGGGCCGAGCTCCTCGATCATCTCGCGCGGGATCCGCTTGTGTGCAGCGCAGTATGGCTCACCGAGCAGCGCTTGCCGGGCGCACTGGAGGCATGGCGGGTTGGGGACCGGCTCGACAAGGGCCTGTTCGATGCGGGCGAGGGTGTCGTCGAGTGACGGCCGCGGCTTCTCCGGCGTGCTCACTTGGTCACCGCCGCGAGGTCGGCGAGGGCCTGTCGCCAGTTGGTGAACCGGATCCCGCGGTCGTCGATGTAGGCCACAGCCGGAAGCTTCCGGTTCGTCACGAAGATCTTCGTCTGGTCGTCCCAGAAGGTCCGCTGCTCGCGGCGCCGGACGTTCTCGCCGACGACGCTCCAGCGATTACCCGGAGGGAAGTTGATCGGCGGCCAGTCCGTCAGCCGCCAGGTCGTCTCCTCGCGGGGGCGCTCGTGCTCGGTCACGCACTGGACGCGCCCCTCGTACTGGCGCACGAGCCACTCGGCCACTGCGACGGGCTGCCTTGTGGTGTGCACGAAGACGGCGTAGCTGGTCCGCAGCTCGGTGAGCGCCTCCAGCGCGCCGGGGATGGGCGGGTCGTAGATCGTGCCGTCGAACCAGCCACGGCTGTACAGGTGGATCACGCCGTCGAAGTCGACCGCCACGGTGCGCGTCATCGGGTTCTCCTGAGTTCGTTTTGGATGGCAGGCCAGTCGGCCGGCCGCCAGAGACGGGCGTGGTCGCCGAGGGCTTCCAGCCAGAGGTCTTGGTCGGGCGACGTCCGGCCGCGGCGGGACTTCAGCTCCGGCACGATCAGCACGCCAGCCCTGGCGAGCACGAGATCCGGGAAGCCAGGGTCGCCGGACATCGGCGTGCGCCAGCCCTTCGCGGTGCGCGCCGGGCGGAAGTGCGCGGCACGCCAGCCGTACAGCGTGGCGGCCTGCAGGATCCGCGTCTGCAAGTCCTCTTCGGACAGATCAGCCACCGCGCACCTCCCGCGGGTTCTCGCGGTACCAGTCGATGGCGTCGCGCACGGCGGCGAAGTGGGCGTTGGGGTCGCGGCGGTAGTTGCCGGTGATGCCGCGGCGAATGTCGAGGGGGAGCCGGAACCAGTCGGTGCGGCAGGCGAATTCGTGGTTGAGGACCTGGTGTCCGCAGCCGCCGGGGCAGGCGTGGGTTCGGTCAGTCACCGGGCACCTCCGAGGGCGGGAGCAGCGGCGCGCACGGGCACCGGCGGAGGTCCATCACGCCGGGGCCGGGGTTCCCGACCCAGTGGCAGGAGCTGTCGCGTTCCTTGGCGGTGTCGCACAGGAAGCTGCTGCAGCACTCGCAGTTCGGGCAGTCGGGTGAGGCAGGTGTGACCCAGCGGTGGCCGTCGGGGTCTTCGGGGATCCAGTCGGGCGGGAAGTCAGGCACGGTCGGCCTCCTGCACGTCGTAGCGCGTGTCGACGGGTTCGGCCGGCCACCCGGCGGCGGCGCGGGTTTCCTGCGCCTCGTCGGGCCCGTCCTCGGGTTGTCCGCAGCGGCAGCCGTCGGCACAGCACATCGGCTTGGGGTCTTCGGGGTCGCCGGAGACGTCGTGGATCAGCGAGGGGTGCTCGCAGCGCGGCGTGTTCGGGCAGACGCCCCACGGGGCAGGCGCCGGCGCGAATTCGTCCCAGCAGTCGCCGGTGTGGCCGGTCTGCAGGAGGCACCGGTTGCTGCTGGTGCCCGGAACGTGCTTCCCGCACAGGTTGTCGAGCCGGTCCAGTCCGTCGTGGGCGGGTTCGTCTGCGCAGGCGGGGCAGCGTTCGGTTTCGGGGTCGCAGTCGCAGATGGGTTCGTCGCCCTCGCCGGGGAGGGCGCAGCAGCCGGGCGGCAACTCGGCGCCGGGCTGGTGCGGGACGACGGTGCCGAGGCCGTCCTCGATCCGGACGAGGGCGCCGACGGGCCACGAGGTGGGCGGCTGGCCGGCGTGGGTGACGAGCCGGGCGTCGAGCAGCACGTGACCGCACCACATGCACAGCTGGCGGCGACGTCCACCGATCTCGACGGGCGGCCCGGCGAAGTGGACGGCGAGCGGGGCCTCGAAGACGGTGCCGTGGGTGTCCTGGCCGCCGCCTTCGCAGGCCATGCAGGGCGGGAGCGCGGCGTAGGCCTCCGTGTCGCACTCGGGGCCGGGCAGGCAGGCGGCGAGGGCGTCGGGCTCTTCGCGGAGCTTGGCGCGGAGGGCGGCGAGGGCAGCGTCGGCGACGCCCTTCGAGTCCTGTGACGAAACCCGTGACGAAACGGCCGGGTGATCCCCTGACACCGGAGAGGCCGTGTTCGTGGCTCCTGGGGCAACTGAGGCACCCGTTTCGGGGGTCTGGTGATCACCGGCCGGGCGCGGGTACGGCGTCGGGCGGGGTGTGCGGCGCACGGCGCCGGCGACGTCGTCAGCCACGGCCAGCCTCCCGCGCGGCGCGGCGGAGGTCGCCGGCGTCGTCCATGCACGCACCGCAGATCGCCGGGCCGCCGCACCGGGCGACCAGGGCCGGCCGAGGGACGTCGTCGGGGACCGGGCCGCCGACCGGGTGGCCGTCCGCGGTGAAACCCAGGAAGGGCAGTTCGGGCTCGTCGTCGTGCGGCCGGGCCTCGGCCGCCGCGCGCTTCTCCCGGGCGATCGCCTCGCCGAGCGTCGTTTCCGGCTCGTCCGGCAGGGACAGGATCGCCTGCCGCACCTGGGAAACCTCGTTCATCGACGCCAACGCTCGCTCGGCGTGCGCCAGGCCGATGAAGCCGTTCGCGATCACCGCCGCGGCGTAGGCGAACTCGGCCGCGGACACGGAGTCCTCGGCCGCGTCGAGCCGTTCGGCGGCACGGTTGAGCCAACCTCGACCTTCGTGGAGGTCTTCGGCGTGTTTGTGCTGGTTCACGGGTTCTCCTGGGTGTCGGGTTCCGATGGGTTGAGCTGGGCGTTTGCGGCTTCGATGCGGCTGGGGTGGGGTGTGCGGGGTTTGCCGCGGTGGGTGGTGCAGGTGCGGCGGATGGGGGCTTTGCAGGGTTTCCAGGGGCAGGCGACGTGGAGGGGGTTGGCGGCGAGTTCGGGTGGGAGTTGGTCGGCGGGGATGGGGCCTTGGCCGGGGAGGTCGCGCCAGAGGCCGGCTGGTCCGTTGGCGCGTCCACGCCCTCGCCGGAGGTTCACAGCGACGAGACCTGTTCGCGGGCGAGCAGTTCGCCGCGGCCGTGGAATTCGGCGTGGACGGCGCATTCGGCCATGCGCCACCAGCCCTGGTTGCCGAGGTCGCCGTGTTCGGGTGAGGCGACGAGTTCGAGATACCGGTCGCCGGGCTGGATGCGGCAGTTGGCGAGCGGGTACGAGCCGCGGTGCTGGCATGGGTGTGCTCGGCGGGCTGTGCGGGGGGTGGTGCGGATCATGTGGGTTCACCTCGTCCGGGGAGTTGGCGGCGGCAGGCGGGGCAGCGTGGGGTGCCGTCGTCGCGTCGGGCTCGGCTGAGGCCGTGGGGGCAGCGGCGGGGACCGAGCGGGGTGGCGGTGGCTGCTGCGACGGGATCGGTCGTTTCGGCGGATTGCATACAATCCGGCGTGTCTGGTTGCGTTGGGTCGGGACCAGTGGTGGTGGCTTTTGTGGTTGGTGTGGTGGTTGGTGGGCGCTCACGCATGGGTGAGCGGAGTTCGGGGTCGATTTGAGCGGAGTTCCGTTTAGAAACGGCGTTATTTGAGCGGAGTTCCGTGTCCGGTTCGAGGGAACTGCGCTCACCATGGGTGAGCTGAGTTCCGGAGTTATCCACAGGGGACGGTGCGGGAACTGCGCTCACTCTTGGGTGAGCGGTGTTCCCGCTGGAACTGCGCTCACCATGGGTGAGCGCAGTTACCACCGTCATGTGCCGCCGGGAGACCACACCCGGCGGCCGGACATCGAACCGCTCGAGCAAATCCACGGGCAGCGTCAGCCGGTACTCGGACGCCCGTGCGTGCACACCGGTACCACCGCCGCGGGACACCAGACGGACGAAGCCGTGCTCCTGCAACCACGCCACACGCCGGCGGGCAGTGGGCTTGCTCCGTCGGTTCGCTTCGGCGAACTCGCGCTCGCCGGGCCGTACGCGGGTGCCGTCGGGGTCCGCGTAGGTGGACAGCAGCAGCGCGGCGAGCAGCAACTCGTCGGAGATCTGCTCCCGGCTGGACAGGCGTCGCATGACGTTCTCCCACTCGTAGCGGCCGACGGGCCGGGTGGTGTCTGGGTCGGCTTCGGCGGCGGTCATGAGGCGGCCTGCAGGCGCGCGCGGGCACGCTGGGAGCGTTTCTTCAGCCGCTGGTATTCCCGCTCGCCGAGGACGACCCACGGCAGCCGGAGCCCGTTCTTGTGGGCGGCGTGGGCGCGCCGGAGGTAGGCCGTGAGCGGGTCGACCGTGGAGGCCGGCGTGGTGTCGAGCTGAGCGCGGTTGAGTTCGGCGGCGGACGCGGCGAGGGCGGCGATCAGTTCGACGGCGCGGACCGGGTTCGTGCGCGCGACCTCGATGAGGCCGCGCGCGTGCTCGTCGAATTTGCCTTCGGCGGCGAGGTCGACGAGGCCGGCGGCTTGCCGGTGTGCGGCGACGCTGATGATCACGAGGTCACCTCCAGAGGTTGTAGGGGAAGGGGTTGCGGGGCCCGGCCGCGCCTCCGGGCCCCGCGTGCGGGCCGAGCTGCAGGGGAGGACAGCTCGGACCGCAGCTCAGGGGGTCGACGGCTCGCGATCTTCGAGGCGTGCGCGCCACTTGGCGAGGTCGGCGTCGAGGTCGCCGTACTCGTCGTAGAACTGGGCGTCGGTGCCGTCCGTCTTCCAGTGGCAGCAGCAGCGGGTGCAGTTCCAGCTGTCGCCGTCGTGGTAGACCTCTTCTTCGCAGCGCGGGCAGACCGGCTGCTGGAAGATCAGCTCTCCCGGCGGCTCGGTGTGTCCGGCCTTCTCGCGGCGCCGTTTCGAGCAGTGGCAGAGGTAGAAGCCGGGCACAGCCAGGTATTCGCAGCGGTCGTCGTGCTCACCGCGTGCGACCGACTCGGCGTGCGCCTTGGCGGCGCGCTCATCGAAGCTGTCCACAGGGTTCTCCAGGGGTAGCGGGATCTGGTCGGTGTCCTTGCGGCGCCGAGGTCGCGGGACGGGTGTGCGGTGGGTGTCGAAGCCGAGGACGCCGACGGCGCACACCGGGCCGTAGCCGAGAGCGCGGCTCTCGGGGTCGGTGAGCGGCCGGTGGCAGTGTTCGCACCGGACGTCCTCGGCGGTCGTCACGACGCGCTCGCCGTCTCGCGGACGGGCTCCGGCTGGACGAGCATCCGCGTGGTGCTCGGTGGCCGCGGGAAGAGGCCGTCCATGCCGCGCGGGTCCGGCTTCGGTCTCGGCTCGCCACCACCGCCTCCCGGGCCCTTGAACTCGATGCAGTGGTACTGGTCGGCCATCGAGTACCGGCCCTGCTCGTCGCGCGGCCCGTCGAGCCACTCGGCAGGCGTGCGGGACATCAGCGACACGAGGACGAGCGGGCAGCCGGAGCCCTTCCCCATGTTCCGGAACGGCGCGTCGCGGAGGCAGCGGTAGCACCAGTTCGCGGTCCAGACTTCGCCCTCGGTGCCGTTGGAGAACGCGGGGACGTCGCGGGACCGGGCGTACGCGTCGTCGTACTCGATGGTCATGATGCCGCCGCCTCAGGCCGGTGCTGTTCGACGAGCAGGCCGAGTTCGTCGATGGCGCGCAGCTGGTCGAAGTGCTCCAGGATCTCGCGGGCCTGCCGGGCGGACAGCTCTTTCGTCGAGGCGAGCAGCGGGCGTCCGGCGACGGCGGCGATGATCGCGATGCGGTGGTCGCGGGTGCGGACACCGTGCTCGGCGAGCACCGCCACGATCGCACCGAGCTGGTTGTTCGTCGCCCCGGGCATCACGCCACCGCCGGGACTGGCCGGATCGGCCACTCAGTGGAGACGGGCTCGTAGTTGCCCTGGCTCTGGAAATGCTTCGCCAGCGAGAGTTGCTGCTCGCGGTACCAGGCAACCTGCGCGTCGTAAAGTGCGTCGAGCGACATGTTCGCCAGCGCCGGGTAGCGCCGCGCCATCACCCACAGGATCCGCGCGGACGCGAGCGCATCGGCGGTGGCGTCATGCGCGTCGGACTCCGACAGCGACACCCCGTAGTGCGCCGCCGTCGTGACCAGGTTCCTCTTTCCCTTCCGGAACTGGTGGAAGTGCTTGTCCAGCACGTAGGTGTCGAGCACGGCCTTGCGAAGCTTCAAGCCGCCCTGGTTCGGGAAGTAGCGGCGCAGCTCGCTGTCGAGGACGGTGAAGTCGTAGCCGACGTTGTGCCCGACGATCGGGATGCCCTGGTCCCACGCCCGTTCGATCGCGTTGGCGAGGTGGCCGGCGACTTCGGCGGCCGGTTCGCCGTGGGCGCGTGCCTGCGCGGTCGTGATGCCGTGGATCTTCGTGGTCTCCGGCGGAATCTCGTGGCCGTCCACATCGGACAGCCACGACGCGACGTCTTTCGTGCCGGTGGTCGGGTCGATGCCGATCGTCGTCGCGGTCACGATCCGCGCGGTGGTCGGGATGCGGTCCGTCGTCTCCAGGTCGAACGCGAGGTACTTCCCCGCCAGCCAGCTCACTGGGCCGCTCCTGCCTGCTCGTGCGCGGTCAGGTCCGGGTCATCGGGGAACGTCGGGTCGTCGTCGGCGGAGTCGTTGTCGACGTCCTCCTCCTCGAACTGCTCCGGGTCGCCCTCGACCTCCTCCGGCGCGGCCGCCGGAGGCGCCGGCGGTTCCTCCGCGGCGGGTGTGCTCGGCGGTGCCGTGGCGCCCGTGAGGGCGGCGACCTCGGCCTTGATGACCTTTCGCCGCTCGGCGGTGGCGGTCTTCCACTCGCGCTTGTACTCGGCGATGCGGTCCTCGGTCGTCTCGACGAGCGGCTGCACCACGAAGATCGTGGACTTGCCGCGCGTCACGAGCAGCGGGATTTTCCGAGGCTTGTCGATGTGGCTGAGGTGGCTGATGCGGGTGCCACCGACGGCCTGGCCGCCGAACTGGACGGTGGGGTCGCAGTAGAGGGTGACGCGGCGACCCACGTACTTGGCGCCGTCGGCCCCCCAGCACGAGACGAGGACGCGCCGCATGCTCTTGCCGGGGCGCCAGACTCGCGGGAATTCGAGGAGTCTGATGTTGACGGGCTGCTCGGCGTTGCCCTTGCTGATCGCGTCGATGGTGAAGGTGCGCGGCCCGCTGAGGAGATCGACCGCGTCGAGTTGGTCGCTCGTCGGTGCGATGGTGTCGGTGAGGTCCATCTAGATCGTCATCTCCATGTAGTCGGACGTTCGCTCGGTGGCGGGCAGGCCCTTGGTCTTGGTGGCGTAGTCCGCGACCATCTCGGCGGCCGTGGTCTCGAACTGTTCGGCGGCGGCGATGATCGCTTCGTGCCAGGCGGGGTCCGGCAGCACGCGCTTGTGCCACATGGGCATCCCGCCCGAGTAGCTGATGAAGTCCAGCCACTCGCGGCCGGACACGAGCAGGCCGGCCTGGCACTGCGCCATGAATTCGGCGGGCACTTCGTCGGCGAGGATCGTGGCCAGGTGCAGCTTCGAGCGGCGCGACTTCACTTCGATCAGGCCGTCGTCGCCGACGAGCCCGTCCGGCGAGTAGCCGAGCTGCCACGTGTTTTCCTTGCGGAGCAGGAATCCGACCTCGCGGACAGGCCGCTCGTACACCTCGGCGTACAGGTCGCGTGCCCGGAGTTCGTCCTCGACGCCGCGGAGCATGTCGTCGCCGACGTAGGTGGGGTCGGTGTAGCCGGTGATGCGTTCGGCGACGAGCTGCGTGACGATCGCGCGGGATTTGTCGTTGGCGGCGATCTTCAAGGTTTTCGGGGTGACGAGCTGCCCGACGACGGACGCGCTGACGATCCCGCGGCGCTGGTCGTGCCATTCGTCGGAGCCCTGGATCACGTCCGGGAATTCGATGATGGTCACGACGTCGCCGCCGGAACCTCGTCGACGTCGTCGGGCATCTCCTCGCCGAACTCACCCCTCGTCGTGATCGCCATGGCGTGCAGGGCCAGCTGGAAGCCGGACGCCTTGTATCGGAGGCACCGGGCGTCCTGCGCGGCGAAGTCGAGGGGGTCCGTGCTCCGCGCCTTCGACTCCTCGGCCTCGCGGAGGGCGCTGTCCCGCTGCTCCTGCAGGATCTCGACGGCCAGCCCGAGCTGGCGGCGCAGCTCGTCGGCGGGCATCCGCTTCGTGGTGCTCATCGGCGGCACCGCCCCACCAGCGCGGCCGCCAGCGTCGCCACGACCACGCCACCGAACCCGGCCAGCTCGGCGAGCCGGAGCGGGCACCCGGCGCCGCCGGACGGCGTCGGCGTGATCCGGCCCCGCTCCCCGCCGCGTGTCTGCTGGCTGAGGTCTTCCGGGTCCAGCTCGTCCCGGAAAATGTCGTCGGCCCTGGACATCAGGCGCACACCTCGACTCGGATGTCCCGGTCCGACCGGGACTCGTACCCGGCCTGCCAGATCGGACCGTGCGGCTTGAGCGCGCACGCCAAGCACACCGTCTCCTCCACCAGCGGGTTCTGGACGTGCTCGTCGTGCTCCGGATCGCCGTACACGCGGACCGAGGTCGTGCCCTGCCCGTCGCACCACGCGCAATCGCCGGGTTCGAATCGCGGGTCGATCGTCACGTGGATGTAGGAGAACGTGGACATCAGCTGCGCGATCCGCTCGTCCACAGGCGCGATCAGCGCGCGAGGCTCCGTCTGGTCCGGCACGAACGACACGGCCGGGCGACGCAGGTGCAGCAGGTCGGTGATGCGCGTCGTCATCGGATCACCCACAGGACACCGGTGGTGCCGAGGACCAGACCCGCAGCGAGCGCGGGCGTGGCGACGACGAACCACGCCAGACCCCGCGCGTGCACCGTCACGAACCGGGCGATCCGGAACGCCACCCGCGTCAGCAGCCGGTCGACGGCGGCCAGCACCGCGAGGTAGGCGACGAGCAGCCAGCCCGGCGTGCGACGACGCTTCACGATCCGGTGCCGGCCGGGCAGCGTCGCCTCGAGCGGCGGCTCGGCGAGAGTGCCCTCGGCGGGCAGGATCTCCGTCTGCTCGGCGGCGTCCTGCTCGCGGCGGTCGTGCTCGGCGTGCGCGTCGATCTCCGCCAGGCGGAGTACCGTGCTGCGGCCGCGGTCGGTCAGGGTGTAGCCGCTCTGTACGCCCCACGACACGTAGCGGCCGTCGGCGCACTGCTCGAGGACGTCGGGGTCGCGGTCGACGTGCATGTAGGCGCGCTGGCCGTTCTCCCAGGCGAGCAGCCGGGCGAGCTGGTCGATCTGGCGCCCGGCGTCGGGAAGGTAGGCGATGCGCCCGATGGGGGCGGTAGTCTCCAAGCTGGTCACGAGGGTCCTTTCCTGGGGCTCGTGGTCAAGCCCGCTCCGAAGCCCTGCACGGCCTCGGGGTGGGCGTTTTGCTGTTGAGGGGGTGGGGGAGGGGGTGCGGCGTCAGGCCGCGGGCTGTCCGGCGTCGTGCTCCTGCAGGTCGACCCGGTGCCGCTTCAGGTAGAGCTGGTTCAGGTACTGCTTGGTGACCTGAATCCGTCCGTCGCTGAGCACGGCCAAGCGCTGAGCGATCCAGCGCCACGAGCGGGAGTCGGCGCGCTGGCGTTCAGCCCAGGTCCACAGGTCCTCGGCGAGGACCTCCC